ATGACTGAACCTGACCGATCCCATCGATACAGAGTCTTGCATTCCACGGGCCGTCCACACATGGAGAACCGCACAATCAAGACGATGTTTCAGAACGTAAGCACTGTCTTGAATTGGGGAAGACAAGCCAATCCCGACACGTTCTTTCCGAACGGCAACCCGCTCAAGGGAATCAAGCCACCGGACTACAAGAAAGCGCCCTCGCATCTTCGCGCCTACACCATGCAAGAGGCAGAGCTAATTCTTGGTTCGGCTCGAAAGGAAATTAAGCCTATGTTCCGCTGGATTCCATGGCTTTGCGCTTATTCGGGGATGCGGATCAAGGAAGCGGGAAACCTTCGCAGGGAAGATTTCTTTAAAGTCGGAGACCGATGGTTTTGGGCTGTAACTTCCGCGGGCAACAGAACTCTCAAGAACGAAAGCAGCGAACGGCGTATCCCTGTTCACTCTGCACTTTTGGCCGAAGGCTTGATCGACTTCGTCCAGCAAGCCCCCACGGGACGCTTGTTCAGAGGTGACACTAAGGAAGAAATCGAAATTCAGCCGCGCCTAAGCACTTGGGTTAGGGAGCGTATTCCGTTGTCAAAGCACCCGGAATTGTCGCCCAACCATGGATGGCGGCACCTTTTCGAAGATCTGTGCAGAAGAGACGGGGTTTCAGATGGAGCAAGGGCCTATTTGACAGGCCGCACGACCGGACGTTCAGACGAACTTTATGGCCGCAGTGAAGTTATGCTTCCCGGCCTTGCGGCTGAAATGGACAAAATCAAAGCATTCCAGATAAAATAATGTAGTTTATTATATATTTTCTAATTTTAGGGATTCACAAGCGAATCTCAACATGAGACAATTTTCCTCAAGTTAATTGAGGATAATCGTCCATGGCCCTTAGCGGCGCGAAAGCACTGATTAGAAAAGCCTTTGGCTTCCCGGAGGCGCGAGATGCTTTCGGTCTGGTAGTGCTGAATAAATCGGGTATGGCAGTTACACCCGAGAATGCGATCAACGTTCCAGCGGTATCGTGCGCGATTTCGAAAATTTCGGAAACGGTAGGGGACCTTCCGGCCAAGCTTTTTGCGCGTGACGATAGACGTGCGGCAAAGCAGCACCCGATTTACAAGCTGATCCATGATGAAGCCAACGAATTTACGAGCGCTGCTCAACTCCGCGCGACGCTTACACGCGATGCTCTTCTCCACGGTAAGGGCTTCGCGCATGTTGTCCGCTCTTTCGATGGCCGACCTCTCGAGCTTCAGCGAATAGACCCCTCGATTGTTCGTTGTGATTTTGATGATGATGGAACGCCATTCTATGTAGTGAATGCAGGGCGGCAGAATATTCGTCTCGAATACACCGATGTTCTGCACATCCAGCCACCGGGCGGCATCTCGCCCATAGATGCGGGCCGGGAAGCTATCGGCCTCGCGATGGCATTCGAAGCACATATTGCCCGACTGTTCGCAAACGGCGCACGCCCTTCCGGCATCATCACCGCTACCAAATCACTGGATGCTGAAGCGAAGAAGAAGCTGAGCGCCGGGTGGTTCAGCACACATTCCGGTTCCAATTCGGGCGGCACGGCAATTCTCGATGAGGGGATGCAGTATCAGCAAATAGCGATGACCCTTACGGACGCTCAGTTTGCGGAAAACCGGCTTGAGCAAATCCGTGAAATCGCCCGCGTCTTCAATGTCCCGCCCACCATGCTTTTCGAGCTTACACGCGGCACATGGTCGAACACCGAAGAAATGGCGCGGCAGTTCTATCAGATCACGCTGAAGCCGTGGCTCACCGCCTGGACGTGGGCTTACGCCCGCGTGCTGCTCACCCCAGAAGAGCGTGCCCGGTATTACATCGAATTTGTCACCGATGATCTTCTGACGACAGACTTCAGCAAGAAGGCCACGGCACTCGGTCAATATCGCTCAATGGGCGCAATGACTGCAAATGAAGTTCGCGCCCTTCTCAACCTTCAGCCGCACCCGGAAGGCGACAGCCTTTCCAATCCGCACATTACCACGCCTACCGACCAGCCCGCCGACCCGGCGCAGGATGAACCCGTATGAAAAACCTCTCATTCAAAGTCGAAGCCGATACCGAAGCTTTCGAACGTGCCGTTCAGGAACGCTTTATCCCGATCCTTCGCGAAGCCATCTGTGAAGTGATCAACGAAACCGTTCGCAACTTCATGGACAGCCTGCCGTTCGAAGAGATTGGCGAGATCAAGCTGGAGTGCGCCGAATGAAGCACACGGCCTTTTTCGGTGACGCTGAATACACCTTTGCCCTCACCGATCCCATGATTGAAGAGCTTCAGGCAAAGACCGCTACCGGAATCGGGGCGCTCTACATGCGCGTTGTGAATTCAAATTTCCGCCTTGCCGACCTTCTGGAAATCATCCGGCTTGGGCTGATTGGCGGCGGCACGTCACCGGAAGCCGCAAAGCGCCTAGTCGACACCTACGGCAAAGATCGTCCGTTTGATGAGACATTCCCCCTAGCACTCGACATCCTTGACGCCCGATGGACCGGCAAAGCTGAAGTCGCTGCGATGAATGATGCACGTGAACAGGTGGAAGCATGACCGATTCCAAGTCCATTCTTATCAAAGCACAAGCTCAGGCAGACGACGCGGGAACCGTTACCGGAATCGCATGGCCCTATGGCGCTCCTGATACGGAAGGCGACCTCATCCAAAAGGGAGCCTTCGCTTTTCCGTGCAGTATTGCAATGATTTTGGAGCATAACCCGGCTCAGCCAATAGGCGTTTGGGAAGAGTTCCAAGATACCGACAATGGGCTTCTGGTTAAGGGAAGGCTCTTTGTCGAGAGCCTGCCGCTGGCTCGAAATGTCCACTCCCAACTGAAGCGTGGAGAGATTGGCGGACTGTCAATCTCTGGCAGCGCGACAGACTTCGACATGCGCCCCGAAGGCGGGCGCATCGTGAAGGCAGCGAACATCACCGAAATTTCCATCTGCAAACGGCCGGTCAATCCGGGCGCTCGTGTCACCCTCGTTAAATCCCATCTGGAGAATCCAATGCATACCGAAACCGTCGAATACTCGGCAGAAGCGAACCCCGCCGTAGTCAGCGAAACCGAAGTCAACCTTCTCAAGGCCCGTATGGACGCCATGGAAGCCAAAGCGAACCGCATCCGTGGCGTCAACAACAACCAGCCCGAAGCGGGGAACGACAACGATCTACAGAAAGCTTATGCATCTTATCTGCGAACGGGTGAAATCCCTATGGAGGCAAACGGCCTTCGGAAGGCGCTCACCGTTGCAGGTGACGCCCCGAAATACGTTCTCGCGCCGAAGGAAAATTCGCGCGACTTCATTCGCAACCTTGTGCAGTTCTCGCCGGTTCGTTCCATCGCTGACGTGCGCACGACCAGCACCCATACAGTTCAGCTTAACAAGCGAACTGGCGTTACTAACGCAACATGGGCAGGGGAAGTCACTCCCGCGACCGCCTCGCAACCCGCATTCGACCAGATGGAAATCCCGATTCGGGAAATCAAAACCTATGTCGATCTATCGAACTGGATGATTGAAGATTCCGATATCGATATCGAAGCGGAAGTTCGCCTTGCGCTTGCTGAAGATTTCGGCGCGAAGGAGGGGCTTTCCTTTGTGTCCGGTTCTACAGCCAACGAACCGCAGGGTTTTATGACCGACGCCAATATCGTTGTTTCGAACAACGGACACGCGAGCATTCTTCAGGCAGACGCTTTCATCAAACTTATGTATTCGCTTCCGGCGACCTTCCGAAATAGCGGAACTTGGGTCATGAACGGCACGACCCTTGGGGTAGTTCGTTCGATCAAGGACACGACCGGCAACTACATTTGGCAGCCGGGCCTTCAGGCAGGACAGCCGGAAACTATCCTCGGTCGCCCCGTCGTGGAGCTTGTCGACATGCCGGATGTTGCCGCCAACGCCTTCCCTATTGCGTTTGGTGATTTCAAATCCGGCTACCGTATCTATGACCGTGTCGAACTTTCTGTAATGGCGAACCCCTATTCGCTTGCTGAGCAGGGTATCGTTCGCTTCAACGCCCGCCGCCGCGTCGGTGCCGGCGTGGTGCGCCCGGAAGCCTTCCGCAAGCTGAAGATCGCGGCTTAATCCATGAGCGATAATCGGCCCGCGTATGAGGAATTCGCAATCTCGCACGGCTTTGTCACCGTGCGAATGCGCCCCTCTTTGCGGGCCGCTACTATACTTGAACGCCTACATGACGGCTTTTCCAATCTCTTCCGTCATGTCGATGAGTTCGACCTCACCACGATCAAAGCCGTAGTCATGAACACGGCAACCGACCGGGACGAAGCAAGCCTTTATCTTGCTGCGATGGAGCGCCTGCCCCTCGACAACTTTTACACGTCCGCAATGCCATCGGTTTCAGCGGTTTGCCGCGCCTTCATTCCTGAAGCCGAACCAACCGCAAAGCCCACTTCCGAAGCTCCTAAGCCATGGTCCGAAGCTTTCCGCGATCTTTATCGCATTGCTACCGGCTGGCTGCACTGGACCCCGGAAACCGCTTGGAATGCTACCCCTTCCGAAATTCTGAACGCCTATTCGGGCGCTATGGACATGCTTCGAGCTATCCATGGTTCGGCAGATAGCATCCCGGAAATCGACCCTGAACAGGCACGCGAAAACGAACAAAACGGGCTTGATCCCGAATATGACCGGCGCGCGCTGCTATCTCTTCGGGCACGTCTTGGGGGAGCGCTATGAAGCCCCCTCACCTTTGCAACTGTGGTCGCATTGTCCCGCACGGCACCCGTTGCCAGTGCAAGCAGAAAGCCGACCGTGAACGCAAACAGCGCCACGACCGCAAGCGGCCTTCCGCCCGCGAGCGTGGCTATAACCGCGCTTGGGATATTGCCCGCCGCGAATTCCTGTTGCGTCGCCCAAATTGCCAATTCCCCGGCTGCGATAACCCGTCAAGCGTCGTTGACCATATCACCCCGCATAAAGGCGATCCGCGCCTTTTCTGGGACCGCACCAATTGGCAGGCCCTTTGTGCCCGCTGCCACAACAGTAGGAAGCAGAAGCAGGAGCGCAGCCGATGACACCCGCTGAACGCGCCCGACAGATCGATGAAGAAGAATTCCGCCACGAAAGCGATCAACTTCGCGCTCGCGCATTCGCTTATGCCGAAGCCCGCCGAAAGGAAGAAGCTGAACGCTTCAAACATATTCGAGCAGAAGCGGACAGAAGCTATCAGAATCGCAAGCGGAAGGCTGAGAACCCTACCCTACCGCGCGATCGGCTGATCACCTTTGAAGGCGTCACCAAACAGGCGCACGAATGGGCAAAGTCCCTCGACTTGTCTCACGCCTCATTCGTGCGCCGTTGCACTAAATTCGGGCCAGAAGAAGCAATTCGGCTCGGTCAGAGAAAAGTGGAACATGCTAGCCGCACCCTTGTCACCGCGAACGGTGAACGTAAGCCCCTCCACGAATGGGCAAAGCAAATCGGCATTACTGTCTCTGGCATACATAGGCGCATCCGTCGCGGCATGACTCTGGAAGAAGCCGTGACCGCACCCCGCGCCCGCCGAAAGTCGTCAAGCCGCAACCGTAACCGGGGGGTGGTTTCCAATTTGTCCGATCTTCACGGGACCGGCGGGGGGAGCGCCGCGCAAGAGATTTCCGAAATAACTTTTTCAGAGAGGGCTAAATAGCCATGTCTTTCGTTCCCCTTGAGCTTCTGAAGTCGCAACTGAACATCGATCACGCGACCGATGACGCCCTCCTGACCCACAAAATTGCAGCTGCGGAAGAATATGCCGCTGCCTACCTCGGCGTGCCGCTTTCATCTTTCAATCCCTTCCCGGCAACGATCACGGAAGCGATCCTTCAGCTTGCAGCGCACCTTTATGAGAACCGGGAAGCCGTCCTTATCGGGATGAGCGCGGATTACCTGCCCTTCGGCGTTGTCGATTTCCTTCGCCCCTACCGTAAAGAGGTGACAGGCCATGTCCCGGAATAAGCCCCTTTCCGAACAATCGGCAGCGCTGGAAAAGCGCCTGAAAGCTATTCCCGGCGAGATCATAGCCGCGTTGCGCCCTGCCCTTCTCAAGAGCGGCGATGAGGTAGCGGATAACATGCGCACGTTTGCGGAAGCTTCCCGCGATACCGGCGCACTGATCGATAGCATTTCCGTTACAGCACCCGGCGAAACAACGCCTGCTTATGCAGCAGGCGGCGGGCGGCGTGTTGCACGCGAGAATCAGGTTCTTGTGACCGTGGGGAACGAGAACGTTCGATATGCGCACATGGTCGAATTCGGAACCTCCAAGGCTGAAGCCCAACCCTTCATGCTTCCCGGCTGGCGAACCGCAAAGCCCCGCATCGAACGGCGCATAAAGCGGACAATTTCCGCCGCACTCAAGAGGAAGAAGAGCGATGCTTGAACCTACTCTTGCCCTTCAGACAGCTATTCGTTCGGCGCTTGTGGCAAGCCCGGAAGTCACCGCGCTTGTTAGCCCCAATCGCATTCGAGCAGGCGGCACCCGCCCTACCGAAACGCCCTGCATTCTCATGAGCGACGGCAACACGGTTCTACATGGGCGCGATTACACCGCTCAGCGGGCCGCATGGGTTTACCTCGATTTGCATGTTTGGACTCTAAAGCAGGGAAACGACGCGGCGAAAGCAATCGCCTTTGCCGTTGCGAACGCCCTTGACCGTATCCCGACTTTCTCGGGCTGCGAATGCGACCATTTCCGCATTACCCGCACCACGTTTCCCCGCGATCCCGACCCGGATTATGGGCATGGCGTGCTTTCTATCGAAGCCTTTGTTCGTTGGGTGCTTTGATGCGTAGCGGCAAACTTGACCGTATCATTGCTATAGAGCGCAGCGCCACGACCGTTGCGCCAACCGGCGACACCCTCACCGCCTGGACGCATTTTGCCACGGTTCGCGCTGAGCTTCTTTCCAGCCAAATCGCTGAAGAAGCCGAAGGTTTTGGGGAAGCCGATGCGGACGGCAAGACTTTCCGCATTCGCTACCTTCCCGGCATTAGCGGCGCGGATCGCATCATGTTTGAAGGCCGCGCCTATGGCGTTACCGGCATTACCGAAATCGGTAGGCGGCGGGCGCTCGAAATCAGGGCGGTTGTGAAGAAATGAAGAGCCTTCGCGGCGCGAAGCCGACCATTAGTCCCGATCTATACCCCCTCACCAAAGCGCCACGCGCACCCGATTGGATGACAGATGAGGCTAAGGCTGAGTGGAAACGCATCATGCCGCGCCTGATTGCGGGCCGCATTATTACCAAATCCGACCTTACCGGCCTCGAAAACTATTGCGTAGCCGTGGGCCGCGTGCGCGAGATCGAGACTCTATTCAAGACATCCGGCTTGGATAAGGTCCTTTTCGGAATGCAGAACCGGGCGATGCAAACCGCTCGGCAGCTTGCAGCCGAATACGGCCTCTCGCCTGTCTCTCGCACCCGTTTGGGTGGCGCTGGCACCGATGATGATGACAGCGACAATCCGCTGATGGTGCGCTGATGGCGAAGAAAAGCACCTATCCAGAGTGGATATTTGACAACAGCCCAATTGACGATCCTTTTGGTTATGGCGAGCGGGCTGTTCGGTTTCTCCGCGCCCTTCGCCACCCAAACAGTGCGGCGCCGAAACAGGCATTTCAGCTTCACCCATTCCAAGAGCGGATGGTTCGGCGCATCTATGGCCCGCGCCACCCAGACGGCAGGAGGATCGTTGAAACTGTCTTCTGGATGATTCCACGCGGCAACAGGAAGACCAGCCTTGCCGCTGCTCTTGCTCTTCTCCACACCATCGGGCCGGAGCATGTCCCGGCTGGACAGGTGATATTTGCGGCTTCAGATCGCGAACAGGCGGGTATTGGCTTCAAAGAGGCCGCGAACATAGTCCGTATGGATCAGCGGCTGATCAATGCGACCCGCATTTATGACGCCCACAACAGCGCGAAGAAGATCGCCTACAAGGCCAAAGGTGTAGAGCTTCAGGCAATTTCCAGCGATGGCGCGGCGCAACATGGCAAAACACCCGCTTTCGTGCTTGTCGACGAAATACATGTTTGGAAGAGCCGCGAGCTTTGGGAGGCCCTTAAGTCGGGCATGGTCAAAACAAGCGGAACGCTCATGGTTATTGCCACAACGGCAGGTCGCGGCAGCGAGAACTTGGGTTTTGCGGAATACGACTATGCCCGCCGCGTGGCGCTCGGGGAGATCGTCAACCCCGCCTATCTGCCGATCATTTTTGAAGCTTCTTCCGAAGATGACTGGCAGGATGAAGCCCTTTGGCATCGGATCAATCCCGGCCTTGCGCATGGCTTCCCAAATCTGAACGGTTTGCGCTCAGCGGCTAAGGAAGCTTCAGAGCGCCCCGCCGAACGTTTCGCCTTTCAGCAGTTCAATTTGAACATCTGGCAGGCCCATTCTCGCGATCCGCTGTTTGACATGTCCACGTATGACCTTGGGAAGGTTCCTTTTGACCTGTCCGACATGGAAGAACTGCCCTGCTACATCGGCGTAGATATGGCGATGAACGGCGACCTTGCGGCGGTAGTAGCGGCATGGCGACATGATGACGGACGCGTATCTGTTCAGCCATGGTTCTTTGTTCCGGGGGAAGATCTAGCAGCCCGCGCCGAACGGGATGGCGTGCCCTATCAACAATGGCAAGCGGACGGACTGATAACGGTGATCGACGGGCCTGTTATCGAACCAACCGCAGTAGAAGTCCAAATCAAAGAGCTATGCGCCCGCTTTCATGTTCATGAAGTGGCGTTTGACCCGCATCTTGCCCGCATGACTATGCAGCGCCTTCATGATGATGGCATTCCTGTTGTCGAAATGCGCCAAGGCCCGCTTACGATGGGTCCGGCAATCGGTGATCTGGAGCGCGTCGTTAACGGTCGCAACATCCGGCACAACGGGCACCCCGTTCTTCGCCATCATTTTGACAGCGTCGTTGCCAGCCGCAACGACACCGGCCTTGTGCGAATGCACAAGGGCAAGAAAACCGACCGTATTGACGGCGCTGTTGCCGCCGCGATGGCCGTTTCCCGCGCCGTTGCCGGTCAATCTAACCTTTCCGCATACAACGACCCGGATAGCGACGGGCTGTTTTTCATTTGAGGTATAATCCATGACTGAACTTCTCCCCGGCCTTGTGGTCGATATCGAAGGCCGCGTTGACAAGCTCGAAAAGGCAATGGCGAAAGCGAACGCTATTCAGCGACGCGGCGCTAACGCCATGGAAACTCGCGCCCGCCAATCGGCGAAGGCGCTTGAAGATACCTATTCCAAGTCATTCGAGCGGATGGGCGGCAAGCTTGAAAAGGCGATGAGCGTTTTCGCAAGAGGTGGCGCGGCTTTCGCTGCCATTGCGGGTGCCGGGATCGCCGTAAAGGAAATCGCGTCTTCTATTGCCGAAGTTGACCGCGAAGCCCGCAAGGCAGGCGTTTCCGCTAAGGTTTGGCAGCAATGGTCCTATGTCGCGACCGCTACCGGAATGTCCATCGACGGCATGACCGACGCCCTAAAGGAACTGAACATTCGCGGCGATGAATTCGCCCGAACTGGCAAGGGTAGCGCTGAAGAGGCTTTCAAACGGCTTGGTTACACGGTTTCAGACGTTGCCGAACGGCTTCGCGACCCTTCCCGGTTCATGGATGAGATTATCGGCAAGCTACGCACTCTCGACAAGGCCGCACAAACTCGCATCCTTGATGAAGTTTTTGGCGGAACCGGCGCGGAAGAGCTTGCCAAGGTTCTCGGCATGTCCGTTTCCGAAGTCCAAAAGCTGCGATCTGAAGCCGCTACCTTCAGCGATGAGCAAATCGAAGCGGCGAAGAAGATCGATGCTGAGTGGGAAACCATGTGGCGGAACTTCACCGTCAACTCGAAGTCGGCTGCCATTGCCGGGGTGAGCGTTGCCGAACAAATCATGGAAGCTATTCAAGATATCACCGACCCGAACCGCGACCTTAAGGCACGGATAGCGGAACGGCTCAACTCTCCCGAATACCGACTGAAGGAGCTTGAAGCCAAGCGGGCCGAAATCCTGAAGGCGCTAGAACGGGAGCGGGCAAATCCTCTTGAAGGTATCGGCAAGGAACTGGAACTTAAACAGCTTCAGGCCGATCTTCGCGCCATCGAAGAAGAAATTCATGACGTAACGGGCGGTTCGGATGAATTTAAGAACGCCCTGAAGGAACTGAGCGCAGCAAGCCGCAGCATGTCCGGTTCTTTCGACAGCAACACGAACAGCGCTCAGAACTTCAAGGCAGCACTTTCGGAACTGAAGGCTCTTTTTCCAGACCTCAAGACGGAAATGGACCGCCTGAGCGATGTTTCCGGCATTGACGCGGCCTATCAGCGTGCCGTCGCGAATGCCCGAACCATGGGCGAAGTGCTGAACGCAACGGACCTTGCAAACCGGGCGCGTAGCGTTGCCACCTTCGGCATCAATACCAACATGCTTGATCTGATCGGCGCGGCTGAAGGCACCGACAGGGGGCGCGGATATAACGAAACCCTTGGCTACGGCGCATTCACCGGGGGCGCGGTCAACCTCACTGGCATGACGCTTGATCAGGTCATAGCCCTACAAACGCAAATGCTTCGGCACCCAGCGAACACCTTCAATTCGTCAGCGGTAGGCCGCTATCAGATCACTCGCACGACACTGCAAAGCCTGATTCAAGAGCTTGGGCTCACAGGTGATCGCATGTTTGATCAGGAGACCCAAGACGAGCTTGCCCGCGCCCTTCTTCGGCGTCGTGGCAATGATCCGGCAGGACTTCGCAACGAGTGGGAAGGTTTGCGCCGCGTGGATGATTCCACCATTCGCAACGCCTACACCGGGACCGCGACGGGTGCGCAGCCCCTAACCCCGACCGATAACCAGCAGCGGCAAACGGAAATCCTTCGCCAGCAAGCGGAAGCCCGCCGCAATCTGAATATGTCTGTAGAGGAAGGACTTCGCCTTGCTGAATTCGAGCGCTCGATTTCCGGCATGTCGGAAAGCCAACAGCGAATTGAGCTTCAGCTTTTCCGCGTGAAGGAGGAAGCCCGCCGAAATGGGATCACCCTCTCGAATGAAGAGATTGCCAAGCTTCGCGAACAGATCACCCTCACGCAGCGCCTGGACACCGAAAATCAGAAGACCGCTAAGGGCGCTGAAGGGCTAAAAAACGCTCAGCAGTTCTTCGCGCAGTCGTTCACAAGCAGCCTTTCCGGCCTGCTCACCGGCACGACTAGCCTTAATCAGGCAGTTCAGAACCTCCTGAACAGCCTGATTGACGCCACTCTTCAGGCGGCGCTTCTCGGGCAAGGCCCGCTTGCCGGTCTATTCGGTGGCATGGGTAGCGGAATTCTCGGCGGGCTATTTGGCTTCAGCGAAGGCGGCTACACTGGCGATGGTGCCAAATATGCTCCGGCAGGCGTTGTCCATCGCGGCGAGTATGTCATGTCGAAGAAGGCCACTAGCCGGATCGGCGTTCAGAACCTTGAGGCCCTGCATAACGGCGCTCTTCGCGGCTTTGCGGATGGCGGATTTGTCGGCAACGCGCCATCCTATAGGCCGCTTAAACTGAAAAACGCTGGTAGCGCAGCCCCGAATATTCAGATCAATGCACCTGTCACCGTGAACGCGACAGGTGGAACCCCACAACAGAATGAAGACCTCGCCAAAAGGGTAAGCAAGGAAATGGACGCCACTATGCGCAACGTTGTCGTGGATGAACTACGCAGGCAGATGCGCCCCGGAAACATGCTCAATAACGGACGAAGGGGATGAAAAAAACGGGTGCCGCCAGACACCCGTTTTTTTGGAGGATCGGCCATGCCCACAACCAATCTGAAAACATCCTAATTCAGCGCCCAATTTGGTGCAATATAATTATTTTATGTATCATCAAATATTAATTTAAATGGAACCGTCGCCTGACTGCTATACTATGTAAAAGGCCAGCGCTTGGGGAAGCGCTGGCCTGAGTAACTAGGGTTTCCAAACCTACATTCTCTCGCAAGAAAGAACTTGATATGCAGTATAGCAGAATTATTGAACAATTCATTCAGAAAAAGTCTGAACGCATAAAAAAAGATCGAGCGGAGTTCAGCGATCTTTACGCGCTCGCTTCTGAACTGAACAAGACTCCCGACCTTAGACAAAAAACATACGGCGATTGCGGCCTTGAAGAACTTCTTCAAGAGCTTGAGGCGATGGTTGCCGCGCTGCCGGATGATGACGACGCTGAACCCGAAACTGTGCAACAAGTTTCTGCGCACAATGCTACGCAAGCCCATACAGCGCAGGCTATTCCGGAATCTTTTGCGCCTTCATCTGAGGAAGGTGTAGTAGATGAGGATACACAACAACCCTCTAAGCTCTACTCCGAATCCCCTTCCCCCCTCGCTACCCTTCAGCAAATCGTTGAAACGATTCGCAAGCATTGGAAGCCCGTAGCGATCCGCAAGCCGCGCCCGGTTGAAACCTTCGGCGCGTGGGAAGACCTCGATAGCTTCGCCCGCCTTCATCTTTCTTTCCGCAATGCTGAGCGACAGGAAGGGATTGCCTTCAGTCTGAACTTCTCCCGGAGGAAGGCAGATCAGCTTTTAGCTTCCGGCGATCCTGCCCGCGCCCTGTCCCGGTCTATCAATCGGTCTCTCAAGCAGGAATTCGGCTACATCCTCGAATATGCGTTCGTCTTTGAATTCACGCCTGACAAGCGCATTCACGTTCATGGGTGCATCGTGCTTCCGGCTATCGATGAAGAGCGACTTGCAAGGCTTCGCGCCTGTCTGAAGCGTTCGGGCGGCAAAGCTCTTGCAGGGCGTTACTCCGGTTATGGGCGCGGAAGGCAGGTTGATTTGAAGGAGCTTTATAACGGCGCACGCTGGCATAGCTACAGCCTGAAGGATTGGCAGCGGACGGTTGAACTTCTTTCGACTGAGAAGATCAGCTTCATTTCCCAAAGCCTTCGCCGGGACACCGAAGCGCGGCATAGGGCAGAACGGGCCAAAATGACCCACGGGCGCGTTTCGAGGGCTTCCCCGGCACCAACCCCTACCCTGCACTAAATGCCTCTCAGCGGGCCGTTATGAGTCAAACAGGAATAGCGGCCCTGGACTATTCGTTTCCGGCAGGGGTTAGACGGGATAAGTCACCGCTTACTTACTTGTTTTTATTGTCTTTTTAGCTTTACAGATCGTTTCGCCTTGCTATGATTCTTGCAAATCAACAGGGAGAAACCCGCAATGCCGACGACCTACCTCAACACCGAATTCCATTCCCGGTTTGTTGAACAACTTTTTGAATTCATCGTCTCAGGCGGAATGGAATGCCCCGCCACCTGCAAGCCCGATATTGACCGGCTAAGGGATGCGGTTTGCACCTATGGGGATATCTGGCCTGAAAACATCAAAAAGGATGATGAAAATGTTCGCACTGCATAGTCCTAGCGTGGTCCCCGGCAAGAAGGGGTGCCTTGTATCGGCAACACAGAATTTCGATCATTTCGAGTATGTGAAGGACTGGAATCGCGCCCGACGGTTTAGCACGATTGACGACGCACTGAGGGCGAAGGAAGGATCACGGCATATCGTCAATCCGATTTCCCTCGAAGAGTGGGAACGCCTGTAAGCCCGCGATTGAACGGCTCCCACATTAGGCTTGATCCACTGATACACTCTACAGGAAGCGAGTGGAGACTGGGAAACAAAATATACGTGTCATTAACTGATAGGCGGCGGGGCTTACTACGCCCCGCCCGCCCGTATTTACCAAGCAACTCTAAGGCTTTGCGTCGCCTTTTAAGCCTCGCTCTTTGTGCACAGGAAGAGGGGGGAGACTTGTGTCTGCGGCCCAATCCAGTTGAGCGACCAACGACCTAAAGTAAGGATAGCAGGTGAACTCCCCTACCCTCCTAAGGAACATTTTCACGGCCTCTTCATCACACTTCTCTTCAATGCCATAAGCGACTGAGTATCGAGCCTTAGCAATTACGAGTGGGTCGGCTTCTTCATCATCGCCAGATTCATGGTTACCATCGACTCGCTGCTCTTCTTCAGGCGATGCATCAAGGTCAGATTTTTGAATGGCTTTGTGAGCAGTAACTTCGGCATCGACAAAGCATGCAGCAAGACCAGACTCTTCGTCGTAGTGTGCACTCATAACCTTGATAATATATCCGAGATCTCTGTCTTCAGGTGCCGTTACGTAAAGCTCAGGCTGCACGTCGAAATTCAAATCTATTAGTCGAACGTGAAGGAGCTCGGCAGCCCTCACTACCGCATTATACTTCTCAACTCTTTCATCAACTTCTTTGTTAGCTTTATTCTTAGCACTCTTAGCCATTACGCAGCGCCCAATTCCAAATCACAGTAGTTACCATTGGCAACGGTTTTGCTTTGCGGAACCCACGACTTAAAATTGCCGGGAGCTCTTTGAGAGGCATGCCAACCTGCAACACCGGGCCGGCGGCTATAGATGCTATCATTACTTTTCTTGATGGCCTCCCAATCAGCCTGAGGATCCTTACGCAGTTTATTGCGGTATTCCGCTTTAAGACCCAGAACGTCGAGGGCTCGACCGACCAGTTTGATCGTCGGATTTGCCTCAGACGAGAGCATCTGACTAACTCGCGCCCGCGATACGCCAAGCAGTTCCGCAAACTCCGTTTGAGAAATCCCACGAGCGTTGAGTGCGTCAATCACTGCAAACTGGAAATCCATCAGAGCATCCTCTGCAGCGATAATTTCAGAAGGAGTGAGCACGCGATTAGCCTTAGCCATTTGTAATCCTCAGATATTCCTCTGCCGCCTTACGAAGCTTCGCAGGATCGGCCTTGTCTTTCTTTTTGTCCGGGTCACAGGCAGTGCCCAAAAAACATCGTTGACCTTCGTATTCCCCGATCACGCCGTAGATCCGAAACTGCCAAGCCTTGAATTCCCAAATCATCACCTCCGTTCCACCAATCTTGATTCTCGACTGCTTCTTGAACATTTTCTCATTAAGAGATGTAGGCCCTAGCGCCACGAAGCGTTCGAAATAGCGGGAAATGGTTCGGAGCTTTTTGACGCTCAGTTCGTCAGTCTTGGGATCAAGTGCATGGAATTCATCGTATGCCTCACCGAATAGTCGCACACCCGCATAGTCACCCTTGCATTCAAGAGTTCCAACCTTGGTTTTCGGATCGTTTCGACTGCTTTTCTTCATCTAACACATACAGAGTTAAGTTATGCCTAAACAGGAATCAAGGCCTTGCACCTAGAAGTGGGGGCTTTTAGGCGACCGTGTCAAGCACGACACACCCTTAAGCAGCCTTTAGGTTGTGTCTCACCTTGCCATTCACGTTCCTTACAAAACAGGTTGTGGTTGTCGATTCGCGTAAGTTGATGCCTCGGGCAACACGCAGATCGCACGAGAGCATCCGCCTAAAGATTTCGCAGGGCTTCCAATTCTGGAAAGCTATAGTATTTCACTTCCGGCATATAGCACCCCGGCGCATCTTGTAGCGCACCTACGATTTTTCCGTCCTTGAAGCGAACGGAAGTGGCCGTTCGTCCCGTGTAACCACCCATCCTGTTCTTGGAATTGGCCTTCACGCAAACCGCTAGATAGCCCGTATCGAGCAACGTCCGCACATCGGAAATTTCAGCATCGCGCACCGAATAGGGATCAATCAAATAATCGCGAGCGGCGGAAACAATTAGCGCCTTCTCACTTGCAGTCGCGGGCCGCGCCGATGCGTTGATTTTCTTAATTTGCTCTTGTGTTACGCATCCGGTGAGAACAACCGCGCACCCAAACACTACAATCTTTCTAAACAT